TTTCTAATTATAAAACTGCCAGAGCCTTTTTCAAATATAATCGCCGCTTTCGCGGCGATTATCTCTCTGGTATTTGCTTATGCATTGATTTTGATTTTTTAATTTCTTCGGCGAAAAAAACTCGGTGGGCGGCGCTTTTGCGTCCTTTAGAAGGTAAAGTTTTATTTTTCCGCCTTCCGAGTTTTTAAGCCATTTTGTCGGTTAGCCCGATATTCTCCTTGATGTAATAGGGCTAACTGACACCTTTTTAGTGAGGTGTCTATTTTATGTGTAATTATCCTCTTAGTTTATTTCGCTTTAATGACGGTACTTCTAAAATTTGTCCAACTGGTGTTAAATCTATTTCTTATAAAGGTGTAACTTATTCTGAGCCTTTGAAAGTTCCTTGCGGTAAGTGTATTGAATGCCGTCTTGATTATTCTCGTTCTTGGTCTTTTCGCATGATGTGCGAATTAGACTATCATTCTTGCGCATCTTTTCTTACTCTTACTTATGATGATGAGCATGTTCCTGTGTCTGAAATTAATTCTTCTCATTTGTCTTTAAGAAAGAAAGATATTCAAGATTTTATTAAGCGTCTGCGCAAGCGTTTACCTGGTACTCATTTAGTTTATTATTGTTGTGGTGAGTACGGCGGTCGTACTTTTAGACCGCATTACCATATGATTCTTTTTGGGTTTTATCCTGGTGATGCTGTTTTTTACAAAGTTAATAAATTTGGTGATGTTATGGTAAAGTCTGCTTTTCTTGATTCTGTGTGGCAACATGGCTTTGTTACTGTTGGTGAAGTCAATAAAAATACTTGTGGTTATGTTTCTCGTTATTGTACAAAGAAACAAATAGGTGTTAATGCTGTTTCTACTTATGATGTTTTTGGTATTGAGCGTCCTTTTTCTTTATCTTCAAAGCGTCCTGCTATTGGCCGACGATGGATTGACGATAATATTGATAAGATTGCTAATTTTAAGCGTGTTTCTATTTCTACTGATGACGGCTCTTTTTCTATTAAACCTCCTAAATATTTTTATGATATTTTATGCTTGACTTATCCTGATATTTATGCTAAGATTCAATTAGATAATGAGATTAATGCTTATCTTATGAGTACTGTTCCTCGCCCTGATGGTCTGCAAGGTGATTTTCTTTATGATTATGATGAGCAAAAATCTTATGAAAAATTAAAAAAACTTGGAAATCGTGGTGATATTTAATGAAAAAAGTTAAGGCTCGTTCTCCTGTTAAACCTTCTAAGGATAAGCAGGTTTTTAAGAATACTTCTGTTAATTCTAAAAAGATTAACTATGCCCCTCCTATGTATCGTGGAGGTATTCGGCTATGATTTCTCGTGACGATATGATTCAAAATATCGATGATATTTTACATCGCTGTTCTCCTGTTGATTTGCAGACCATTTATGTCTTTTCTCTTGCTTATACAAATTTATGGAGCTTCTCTTTGTCTGAAGCAGAAAGGTTGAAATTTTATGATTATTAATGTTTATTCTATTCGTGACGCTTGTGTTGGTTATGGTAATCCCTTTGTTCAGCCTAATGATGATGTTGCCTTGCGCACTATGCGTAGTCTTTTGGTTGATCCTCAGTCTGAGTTTAGCCGTAGTCCTAAAGATTATAGTATTTGGCGTGTTGGCACTTTTGATACTGATACTGGTATCATTGATAGTCTCATTCCTGAGATGCTTTCGCGAGGTGAATGTAATGGTTAATCGTTACGTTGAAGTTGTTGCGTCTGAGTCCGGTTCTGGACTCAGACAGTTATATATTCCTTGTTTTGTTGACGGACGTTTTACTATTGAAGAGGCTGGCGTTTTTGATTTGCAGGAACAAATTAATGCTAATGCTTCTTCTTGTGATATTAATGTTATTGTTGCTCGTTATAATGCTGGTGATTTAACTGCTCTTTCACGTCGGCAGGGTTTTTTTGGTGATTTTACTTCTGCTCCTGATTCTTACCGTCAAGCCCTTGAAATTGTTAATGGTTTTGAGTCCGCATTTTCTGATATGTCTGATGTTGATAAATGTGGCGCTAAGACTGCTTTTGAATTTCTTGATAAGATAAAAAATTCTGATTCTGCTTCTGAGGTTCCTTCTGAGACTCCTGTTGAGTCTTCTTCCGAAAGTGAGGTATAAAATGGACCGTAATACTGATAATAATTTTTCTTTGCTTCCTTCTGTTAATATGCAGCGTAGTAAGTTCCATCGAACACAGTCTGTAAAATTTACTTTTAATGTTGGTGAAGTTATTCCTTTTTATGTTGATGAGGTTCTTCCTGGCGATACGTTTCAAATAAAGACTTCTAAAATGGTTCGTTTGCAAACTCCGGCTGTTCCGTTTATGGATGATTTGTTCCTGGATACTTATTATTTTTTTGTTCCTAATAGACTTGTTTGGGATGATTGGCAAAAGTTCCAGGGCGAGAACGATTCTTCTTCTTGGACTCCTTCTACTACTTTTCAGGTGCCGAGTATTATTTTTCCTACTCCAGGAGATGATATTGTAGGCGCTAAACCTGATATAAATAATAGCACTAAGATTAATTCGTATGATAATCTTTATTTTGCTCCCAATAGCGTTGCTGATTATATGGGTCTTCCGACTGCCGCTCAGAGTGTTTCAAAGTTTGCCGGCCTTAAGGATCCTGATTTTCCTTTACCTCTTCCCACTAAAAATGCTGGTGCACCTCTTGCTGTTAATGCCCTTCCTTTTCGTGCTTATTGTAAAATTTGTAACGATTGGTTTAGAGATGAGAATTTGAGTGACCCGCTTTTTATTGACACTTCTTCTAACGGCGGTGTTGGTTTTTGGGATAATAACACCATTTCTGTTAGTGCTTCTAGTAAGTACAATGGACGGAGTGTAAATCGTTTGATATCTCCTTGTTACGGTGGTGCTCCGTTTAAGGCTTCTAAATACCGTGATTACTTTACTTCAGCTCTGCCTTCTCCTCAGAAGGGCGCTGATGTGACAATTCCTATTGATGGTAATAATGGCACTCCTTATTATGTTTCACTTGAGCAGGGTGGTTCTCAGTATTATATTATTCGTGATAGCTCTTCTGGTGCTTTGACTACTTCTACAAGCCAGGCTAATGCTCTCCAGTTTGGTAATATTCTTGCATCTGGCGGTCTTAATATTACTGTTAATAGTCTTAGACTTGCTTTTGCTACTCAAGCTCAGTATGAGCGTGATGCTCGTGGCGGCACTCGTTATACTGAGATTATCCGTTCTAATTTTGGTGTTGTTTCTCCTGATGCTCGTTTGCAGCGCTCTGAATATCTCGGTGGTAATCATATTCCCATTAATGTTAATCAGGTCGTTCAGCAGTCTGGTGGTGCTGGTGTAACTGATTCTTTCCTTGGTGATACTGGTGCTTATTCTGCTACTACAGATAGTCATGGTGACTTTATTCAGTCTTTTACTGAGCATGGTTTTGTAATTGGTGTTTGTTGTGTTCGCTATCCTCATTCTTATCAGCAGGGTATTGAGCGTTTCTGGCTTCGTCATAATCGTTTTGATTATTATATGCCCGCATTCGCTAATCTTGGTGAACAGCCTATTTATCTTCAGGAGATTTGGCCTTTAAATGTTTCTGTTTGGTCTGAAGCTGGCTCTGAGTATTTCGGTTACCAGGAAGCCTGGGCTGATTATCGTTTTAAGCCTAATCGAGTTGCTGGTGAGATGCGTTCTGATGTCCCTAATTCTCTTGATTTTTGGCATCTTGCCGACTATTATATTGCTCGTCCGAATCTTTCTGATATGTGGATCCGTGAAGATAAGTCAAATGTTGATCGCGTTTTAACTGTTTCTAGTAAAGTGAGTAATCAGCTTCTTGCCGATTTTTACATCGATAATATTTCAACTCGTCCGATTCCTATGTATAGCATTCCTGCTACTCTTGGTGATAATTTCTAATCTTTGTCCCATTCTTGGGACAGTGTTTACACTGTCCCATTTATGGGACTGTGTTTTATGAGGTATTTTTTATGTCTTTTACTTCTGCTCTTTCTTTGTCTCCTGATGATATTGTTAAAGGTTATGATATTCGTTTGCGCTCAGCTGGTAGCGGTTATCCTGCCCAGGCTAAAGCTGCTCTTTGGGCTGATTTAACTACTGCCGAGCTTAATAGTGCTCGTTCGGCTGAACAAGCTCAGATAGCTCGTGATTGGTCTGAACAAATGTCTAATACTCAGTATCAGCGCGCTGTTGCTGACCTTCGTCAAGCTGGTTTAAATCCTATTTTAGCTGCTTCTAATGGTGGTGCTGGTGTTCCTTCTTCTTCTGTTGGTCTTGTTGACTCTGGCGCTACTGGAGCTGCTGGTGATGCTACTCAAGCTGCTATGTCTGCTTTAGTAGCTACAAATAATATGCTCTTGCAATCTCAAACACAGCTTAAATCCATGGAGATGTCTAATTCTGCTTCTCAGTATGCTGCCGCTCTGGCTGCCGCTGCTACTACTTCTGCTGCTGCTACTTCCGCTTATGCTAATATGTATAGTAGTGATAATGCTCTTGCTGGTTCGAAATTTTCTGCTAATCGTAATTATTTAGCTACTAAGTACGCTACTGATAATCAGGGTTCTCTTTATGGTATGATTGCTAATGGCATTTCTGGTGTTTCCAATCTTGGAAAAACTGCCCGTAAGATTGGCAATGCTATTTCTGGTATTTTTTCTTCTGGTAAAGTGCGTAAACGTTCC